AGTCCGTCAGTTCTGTTTATAATTTTAAATTCTACAGTATAAGCTGCTGTTGAACTACCTCCTGCAAATATCACAGTACCTACTTGCGCTGTTTGTGCTGCATGAGATTTTCCACTCCAGTTAATTACATCTTTACCATAAATCCAAGGACTTACAATATTAGTAGTTCCATTTCCCTGTACAATTCTAAATTGTGCAGAGTCTGCAATCGTGTCTCCAGCAACCATAGTTGTTGGTCCTGAAGCACTTAGTTTTTGGATGTCTAATGCTCCGCTAGCCAATACTCCAGAAGAGTAACTAACTGCAACATCATTTCCAATATACAAATGTCTTGCCATTTTTTCTAATTTTTTAAATTAATATTTATTCATTTTTTCCAGCCTCAATAGACTGAGATTTATAACGAGGATCACTAATTCCCTCTAAAATGCTCCCCACTGTCATATCAACAATTTCTTGATGCGTATGCTCAGGTAGTTCGCAAGCTACCGCCAAAGGTAGTGAAATTTCCTTTGGTTTTCTTATATAAGTTATTTTTACCTTATCTATTATAAATATATCATTCGTGTAAAGGTCAATATATCTTCCTCTAATAGTTGTTAAAGGAGATGTGTGTTTAGTTGTATTAAAAGGGTCATTCAATAATGTAGATATATCATCATGTTGTATAAATTTATTTAATGCATATTCTCTAGTTGCACTTGTAGGGGCTAATCTTTTAGCTCCTAATCCATTTTCAACATATTGTCCATAAACTACTTCATTTGCATCGTCTTCAGGATCTGTTATACCTCCAGCCATAGAAACTAAACTAGTGATTAAATTACTACTAGAAACACTGTTTGTAATTGAAGAATCCCAATTAAACCATGGGTGTGTAATAGGATCTATGATAATGATAATTGAGTTAGGAAAATCTAATTGTCCATACTCTTCAAAATATAATTGAAACCCTGAAGGCCAATTTATTGGGTTTACTAAAAAATCTTTATATGCTTGTAAATCTGATGGATATATAAAAGTACCTGGATTTGTATGTATGTTTGCGGTTCCTAAAGCAATGTTTGATGGATCTGCATATACATCAAGAGTATCAATCATTACTGTTCCATTATGCAAATTATCCATAGGCATAACAAAGTAAGATGTAGGTGAGTTATCATCTACACTAAAACTTATAGAATCACAATTATTTATAAATACTTCTGATCTTTGATTTACTAAATACAAATAATCAGAAGGGAGTCTAAATTGATCTATCCAAATATTATTATTATACTGCTCTTTATAAATTGTAGGAGCAGAATATTCTTTAACTAATGTTCTTAGATCATCAATACGTTTTTGACTATTTTCAAACCCTTGTCCGTATTTATTATTCTTACCATATTTTGTATTTAAAAATCTAGACATAGATTTATTTAATTCTATATCTATTTCTTGAGGTAAAAGCATATCAGCTTGGAGTGAATTAATTTTATCCACTCCCTGCTGAATTGCTATATGCATTTGATTTACATTCATATTATACTAAAGATAATTCTTTAAGTTTAGACCTTAAAATTGTTAATGTCCCAGAATTTTTCTTATCCTTTAAGTAAACTACAGCATCACTCATTGTATCACCAATAACTTCATCAATAAAGATTATTTGATTTCCAATTTTTCTTAGCACTCCTGCTGAAACCATATGTTCAATTTCTGCTTTTAATTCTAAGTTTTTATCTGTTGCTATTCTAAGAAACTTTTTAGGTTCATTATTTTTTAGTTCATAAAGAGAATTTTCTATTTGTTCTGATGTCATCCTATCAGGATTAACATTAGACATAAGTCTTAAAATTCTTTTCATGTTCTCTTCGTTAGATGAGACTTTAATAAATTCTTTATCTGCATCTTTTTTAAGTTTGATTTGATTATTTTTAACCTTATCATCTCTTAATGTGTCTTGCATATAAAATCTTTTACTAAAATCAGAGTCCATCTCTGCTTTAGTTAGAGCTACGTGAGGATGCTTAATTGCAAAAGAATATTTGATAAAATCCATAATATTTAATGGCATACCAGATTCATCCTTACCTATTTCTAATTCTACCCCTGTAAATCCTACAGGAATTGTAAGTTCTGCCCAAAATTGTTTAGAATGTTTAGGCCAGTCAAGATGACTAGGATCAACATCTAAAATTCCTTGCATATACTTTGTTTCATCAGCTCTATCAAATCCTTTTAGTGGTTGTCTATTTACATAAACACTACTTAATTTCATTGTGGCTTCTGCTCTTACTGCTTTCGGTAAGTAACCTCCTAGGTCCTCTCTCCGTAAATACACTTTTTTACTCATAATTTAAGTTCTTTTAAAGTTTTAATTAAGTGGATGTAAAGAATAACTCTCCGTATTAATAATCAATTAAAGCAGTGGGGGATTGCTCCCCCACAACCTTAATCAAAACCAATATATAGACGCACGTTAATGCCAGATTACGATGCCGTACAAGTAATGTCTAAAGAAGTATCAAAACGTCTTAACGCGATACCTGCAGTTTTTAACATATGTACAGACGCCCCATCAACATCAGATGCTCTAGATGAAGTTGAATCAAATCCTCTAGGGACTACAGATCCAGCTACACACCATCTCATAGACTCACGACCTTTCTTAGAGATCATTTGTAAATTGTTTTGACCATCATAATTTGATTGATCAACAAATACCATTCTATAAGACTCAAGAGAGTATCCTGTAACAGGGTGCTTCGCGCGAGCTTGTGCAACTGCACCATGATCAAACATAGGAAGTTTTACAACATTCACACTATGTCCATCAATATGCTCATACGAAGTAAAGTAACCACTCATACCTAATGATCTACCAGATCCAGTGATGAAACGATTCTCTCCTCCAACTTTCCAAGAACCAGCAGCTCCTGAGAAGTGAGATTTAAGTGCCTCATCAAATTCTCTAGCACCACCAGTACCAGTATAAAGAGTTACTTGTTTTTGAGCAGCATCAGTCATTTGATAAAACAAATCACCAATGATGTTCTTTAATTTGGTTTCAGTCATAGTAGAGTAAGTATCAGTATTAATGATTTGCTCTAATAGACCAGGGCCTACAATTACTGGTTGTCCATTTTCATCTTTCATGAAAGTAGCTCCGTTAGTATCATAAGTTTTTTGACCATACCAGTAGTACATTTCACATTCTTCTTTGAAATCTAACATGTGTAAGTACTCTTCATAGTCCATCCAAAGTTTAGTAGTAGATCCACCTTTAGTTGGTAGAGAAAACTCTGCTACATAATCTTTAGCGTTTCCAGACATGTGGTAAGATTTTCTAACCGTAGTTAGTTTATTTCTTACTTTACCTGGAGTTTCCCAGTTAGAAGCATTACCTCTAGAGAAGTCTACTCCTACAGGTGCATACATTTGAGCCCAAAGAGCTCCCGCTGTAATATCTGCTGCTGCAACTGTTGCTGTAGCTGCTGGGTTGATTAATTGTAAAGTATATTTCCAGTTAGAACCTATTACTTCTGGTTCTTTCATAATACGTGCTTGAGTACCTGCTTGAGATACTAATACGTATGGAAATACAAAGTGTTTATCAGGGAATTCCAACTCAAAAGTTGCTCCTCCTAATCCTACATTTGATGTTGATGTTGGTGTTGCCGCTACTGGTCTCGTTCTCAATCTATGCGTTGCCACACGATACTCATACTCTAAACGGTCAATAGATTTAACATTACCAACACCTTCTGTTAAGAAAGATAGTGGAAATCTTTTATCGTCTTTTCCTGCTAAATGAGTAATAATTGGAGACAGTTCAGTCGGTTTTGCCAACAATGCATTTGATAGACTATTCATGTCTGTCATTTGCGAGTCATTGTAAAACGTCTTTTGGACGCTTATGTTCGTTCCGTTGTTTGCCATTTTCTAATTATTTTTAAAGTTATATACAATTCAAGTTTCCTTGATAATTGCCGGTTATTATAATGATAGATCTAAAGTATCTAAATCAAGTTTAGAATTTCTTCTAGTTGATCTTCGAGTAGATTTAACTCTATCTTCATTCTTACTAATACGTTCTCTCAACGTTTTAGCATTTTCAGTTTTTGCTTTAGATGATATAAGACCACTTAAATCAAAACCTGTGTACATCAAATAATCAATTGCTAGTTTTACTTCTAACTCAGCCTTTGAATGATCTACGTCTCTTTGTGTGTACCCCTCCTTAGTAACTGGAGTAGATAAGTAATCAAAGAATTTACTTTTATCTCTTTTTGGCACTGAAATTCCTGCAAAAGCATCTGAGTTTTCAATTGTCTCAGAAACACCATTCCAGAAATTAGTTAATTCTTCTCTTTTCTTAGAAGATTCTTCTTTTTGCTGAGTAACTAGCTTATCTCTTTTTGCATCTTGATGTTTAGCTAATGCTCCTCGAGCAGCTTCTGCCTTTTGATACAATTTACCTGTATCTTCAAAATCATTTAATATTTCTTCAATAAATGATTCATCATGCCCTTTTAATTCTAAGTAGTCTCCTAATATTGCTTTTTGTGATCTTTGATCATCTTCTTCAATAGTGACTTTATGATAGTCAAGATTAGGATCGTAAGCTTCCATAAAATTTTGAGATTCTCCTCCAGCTAAAACATAATCTAAATGTTTCTTAACTAAAGGAAAAGCTTCAAGAACATTATCTATTCTATCATCCGCCATCTTAGAAGCAATATCAGTTGTCATATTTGCTAATCCTTCTGGGGTATCAGCATACGCCTCCTTCTCTAAATCATACCCTAATTTCTCTAAAACTTCTCCAACAATTGTTGATTCATTTTCAGATTCTTCAGAGGTATCATCTTCTTCTACTTCCTCTTTACTATCTTCTACTTTTTCTTCTTCTACTTCCTCTTCTTTTTCTTCTTCTTTCTCAATAATATCTTCTAAGACATTATCATCAGAGGGTTTTTCTTCAGTATTTTTTTCTTCTGCAATAGGTTCTGCTTCCTCTAAGGAGAGAGTTTCTACTCCATCTCCGCCAATAACATCATCAAATGTGATGTCATCTAGTTGTATTTTTTCATTTGGGTCCATATATATATTGTTTTTGTTGGGACAAATTTACTAATTATATTGATATTTTTTACAGTTTTTTATTTTTTGCCTTTTCTATTATTATATAACACTTACCAGCATCCATACTTACATTTTCTTCTCATTCCTCCTTTTTTAAGGTTATCTATCTGATTTACTCCTTTAAGAAATAGACTTTTTTTAGGATTTAAAAATTGTAATTCGTCAGAATCTGGAAATTTTTTAACTCCTGTATAACCTAATTCTTCTAATATATTAGCTTGTGTTTTTGTTCCTTGTATTCCTACTGGATGATGTTTCATAAATGTGCTGTAATCTGAAGAATTAAGTATTTTTTGATTAGGATTTAAACCATATGATAAATCCCATTTTTTTATACCTTTCATTCTTGGGTTAATTCCTTCTTTCATTCCATAATAACCTTTACTATCTTTTAACCTATATTTAAAAAAGTTTTCTATCTCTCCTTTATTAGGAGATGTGCTCATCCCTACATTATATTTAGATCCATGCATGTAAATATTTGGATTAACTTCTAAAGCTTTTTCTGTTGCCAACGCTTTAGTAGTTATTGGAGTATTACCTTCTATTGGGTTATACATAGATTTAGTATGTAGAAAATCATAATCTATTTCTCCATCTCGTATTGGATTTCTAACGGCTCTATATGTATTTTTAGGAGCATCAACTAATTCTGTATTATATTTTGCAGGAGGTATTTTCTCTTTCATCCAAGAAGCATGACCTTCTTTAGATATAGTATGTTCACCAACTTTAGTAGTTTTCATAGGAACAACTTCATCTGCTTTTCCAAATAATTTTTTAGCTCCTCTTACAAGAGCTCCTCCTGGAACAAATGGAATCATAAATCCTGCAGCGTGTAATGCTGCTTCCCCATACTTTCCGTCTTTTAAACTCTTTACAGTATTTTTAGCATCAATTACTTCTCCAGTATAAGGTAAAAAAGAAGCTGCTAATTCTGCATCTTCATAGTTTATTGTACTATTTTCTTTTCTTTCTTTAATAGCCTCTTGACTATAATCTTTCTTTTTATTAAAATTAAATCCACCTTTTTGATAAGTATCTTTCCAATCTCCCTCTCTAGCAAATCTAATTAATTCTTCTCTTGAATCAAATTTATATATCTCCCCTCTTCTTTTA